GATGGTTAGTGCCTATAACACCTGTAGCCATAATAATTACTCCTGTATAGTAATGTTATATATTATTTGACTCTTCCTTCTGCATAGGCATTGTATATTTCATCAGATAAGTCGGCATATCTATTAGGGTCATTCTGTTTTAATCTAATTAAATCAGCTCTCCTATATGTCTTCTTACCTGCTGTAGATTCTGAAGATACTCTGGATTCGGTCTTACCAGCTTTTAGGCTCTTCTTACGTTTCTTCGCTTGTTGCTCTTTAACTTCAGCAGTCTTATCAATCATAGAACGCTCTTTCCAGTGCGTCAATAATTCATCAGCTGCATCATAGTTATAGGCATCAGCTTGTTGAAACAAGTCGGTCCTAAATGTACTAGCTTTAACCCAATCCTGAAATTTAGAATCTTGTACGATGTCTACATAATCTGGATGAGTCTGTTCCAGTTGTACTTTGCTAGTATCTTTCGATTGTTTAGCTTGGAACTCTTGGAACTCTCGAAACTTCGGATGATTCTCTATTAAAGAATTGACCGCTTTACTGGGGTCTTCAAAAAAATCACCTTCTGTCTCACCATTTGAGTTTTCTGTTTGTGGACTTACCTGAGTATCATTCCTAGATATTTCGGCTTTGAGGAAACTATCAGATAGTTGTCTTAACTCTCCAATCTCTTGGCTCTTACGACCAAGTTCTTGTTCTAAGTTCTGATAACTCTTAACAATGTCCTCTACACTCTTACCTGCGAACTTATCTGGAATATCTGAAGAAGTGGGCTCTATATCGCTTTCCGCTTCTAATGTTTCCGGGGTTTCATCAGGTTCTATCGTGCCTTCTACCTCTACATCTTCTGAAATTTCTTCAGGGTCTACTACTATACTGCTCATATCATTGCCTCCGTCCCGTTAGGGATTGTGAAGTTTTAAAAAATGATGACGCTATAAATCTAGTTCTGTCATCGCTGTTTTTGTCGCTTCCTCTAAAACAATCATCTGTCTTAGAATCGACAACTGACCTCTGGCAAACCACAGGTCTTTCTCATTGTCAATAGAATCTATTCGTTTCACTGATTCGGATAGAGTTTTTAATTCTTCAATTAAGTCTATCCATCCATCAGTCTCGACTAGATTTAGTCTATTGGTATAAAATTCTTTATCGTCTGTAACCAAGTTTTAACCTTGTAACTTCTCTTTAGCTGATGCTATATTTAAGAGAGTTTCGGACTTGAGATGTTCTATCTCAGGAATATTTCTTATAGTCTCACTCTGAATATTCTCAGTATCCGCTCTCAATCTATCAATCGATGCTAAATCTTTCTGTAATTTAAGGAACTTCTCTTGAATCTTCAATTCATTCGGCTGTGCTGCTCCTGCTTCTGCTGCATTCTTCATAGCTTTAGTCGCTTCTTCCTGAGCTTCTGCCATAGTCTTCTGTACTTCAGCTTGCATCTGCTGTAATCCTATCTCTTTAGCCATCTGTTCCATCTTCTCTTCTTCAGGATTAGGTTGCATACCTTCCGTTAGTGCTTGTACTACTTGGTCTCTATTGTGCATACTAGAGTTCTGGAATACAGATAATAGTATTATATTAAAAGCTGGTGAATCTTTAGGAAGTGCTTGTAATAAGCTGACCATCTGTTGAGCTTCTAGCTCTTTAGCCATAATACCCATAGTAGAATAAGGTACGAACTTATAATCATTAACAGGATATCTCTCTACATCAAATTGTATCTTCCTCCAAAGACATTTATTAATCATAGGGATTAAAAATGTATTCTGAAAGTTCATTAGAGTACGTTTCTGCCTCTTAATAGCAGCAGATTGTTGCATAGACATACCAGCAGATGTAGCCCTCTCTGGACTCGTTCCTGTCTCTGCCGAACCTGTACCCATCTGTATCATACTCTGTAGACTAGCAACTTGATTGTAGGTATTCTGGTCAGTAGTACCTAGAGCTAGTGGCATAATAGCCTGTCTAGGGTCTCCATTAGTAAGTATTGTCTTACCGGGACGAACCTCTAGCTTGACACCTCTAGGTAATCTAGTGGCATCTGCTGCCATCATAGGTGTAGTGGTTAGTGCTAGAGAGTCTATTCTCGCTCTCATCTCTGCATCTAATGCTTTCTGTGGATTAAACCCCTTCTCACAGACTCCTCTACCCCAAAACTTATTAGGAACTATATCGTGCTGATAACTGACAAAAGGTCTATCAGTCATCATAAATGGATTCTCTTCCGCTCTTAATATATGACTATCATTAGCGATTGTAACTACAGCTTCGACTAATTCATCTTCATTATACTCGAAATCATCTATAGATTCATTCTCTGATAGGAACTTTAGAGGTACTTTACCCCAGTATTCCGTGATTTTAATCTGGTCTGAGGCATCTGCTCTAGAAGATTCAGGGTCGAAACCCTTCAATCTCTCTATATTATAACTGCCTTCTATAGATATATCTCTATATGTACCATCCTTGATACCCTCTATAATACTATGTCTAGGCTTAATGACTTCGTGGGCGACACCTAATGCTTCATTTATACTTGTAGCTGAAGGGTCTATAAGGAACTCTTTAGGACTTATAGCATCTATACGGACATCTATAGCGACATCTTCTTCTAAAGTTCTCTGTGTAGTCATCGTCCCCTCTATAGGAACTTCTACGGGATATCTCCAAATTCTCTCTTCTACGGATATTTTTCCTACCCCTGTACCATACACCGCACCATTAAGGAAGACCTCACATAAGGCATCCTTGGCTCCCGTCTCTTCTAAGTCCTCTTGTAAGAGGTTACGGACATACTCTGCATCTGAAGGGTCTTGGTCTAACATATCATCTTTAATATCAAACCATTTACCTCTACCAAATGTTGCTTCCTCGATTTCAGCTACTGAGGATTCCACTGCTTGTTGTAAGGCTGGAGCTATTAGTCTTGATTTCTCTGATTGTCTGGTCTTATCACCAGATTGCCAGATACCTCGCCATAGACGATAGTATTCATCCCACTTATCTAAGTAGTTTGAATCTCTGTGGTTTCTCCACTCGTCCAATCTCGTACCGAGCCAGCCTGCTAATCCTTTATACTTATCTTCGCCTTCAACGAGCATAATTAATATCCTGCAACTTCATCATAAGGTTCCCACTCCTGTTCTAATTCTATCGTGTGCATAAAGTCTGCTACACTCACTTGGTCTATATAGGCTAGAGCATCAATTAAGTCATCGTGAGTCTGCTTGCTGGGGAAGTCCATAAGCTGACTCTCCAGTTCACCATTCCACTTAGGGTCTCTATTGAATGTAATCTTCCCGTGCTCCATTCGACCTTGTAGAGCCCAAGTAATTCTATCCGATTTCTTCTTGCCACCGTGGGTTACATCTGTAATCACAACCCATCTACCTTGTGTTCTCATCTCATCTTCGAGATAAGGAAGTATGGCATTTTTTAACGCACCAGATTCAATTCCTACAATAGTTGCTTCATTTTCAATCGCAGCCTGTAATATTTTAGTAGCAGTTTTTTTAATATTCCATCTACCGTGTAGGATATCTTTAACCCACCACTTATCAGCTGAGATTTTAACGATTGCAATAGCAGTTTCATCTAACTTACTACCTTTGAGACCACGCTCTTTCTCAACTTGTTCAAAGCCCGCAGGGTCAACTGCAATAACGTAGTTGCCTTCTTCTGGTTCATCTTCATCGTATTTAATCCATTCATTTTTAAATATACCACCTGTAAAAGACACAAAACTAGCTTCAAATTCTTGTTTGAAAGCTTGACTAGACATAGTCCTTTTAGCAACTTCTACCTCTTTAGGGTCGATTAGAGGGTTATCTACAGTTGTATACTGAAATGTCTCCCAATCATCATCCTTTTCCGCCTCTAGAAATAGGTCATAGAAGTGATTCTTCCCGGCTGGAGTACCTATAAAGAGTGCACCACCTGCCACATCTGCCAGAGTAGGACGAATAATCTGTTCCCACACTTCAACCTTCATATTAGCGTACTCGTCTAGGACGACATAAGCTAATCCTATGCCTCTTAGAGTATCTGGTCTATCACTACCCTTTAAGCTAATTCTTCTACCATTAGTAAGTTTCATAGTAGCTGTATTTTCGTGGGTAGTCTCTATAAGGTCTGTCCCTTGTAGGAGTTCCTTGAGCATATTCCACATAATATCTTTAGCTTGCTGGAAAGTAGGACCTATATAGAAGACATCCTTACTATCCGACTGAAGAGCCT